GAGCCTTCCGATTTTAGTGATGGTACGTTTAGGGATTTTGCCTTCTTTATTCCAGGACTGTTCTTCAACAGTGAAAGCAAAACTCATCTTATCAAGTAGGCCACTGCGGACCATCTTGTAAATGTCTTGGTTGGATTGCGTGTCGACTAACTCAGCTTGTACTTTCAAGCCAATGTTGTCAATCGATAACGTCAATGATTTATTCTTGGTACGGGCGATGATAAGGAATGAGTCCATATGGTTGTATTTCATAGGTACATCTTTCATCTGAGTGTTTTGTAACGCTCGATGGTCGATTGACTCAACGAAGCCGTACTCTTCATTTCCGATGAGTGTTTCCTGGTTAAAGACAATAGCGTAACCTTCTAAGGTCATCTTACCTTCAGATTCTTCAAACTTAACATCAGCTAATCTAACTTCTTTAATCATTGGTTCTCACCTCAATTTTTGGTTTGTTAGGTTTTCCTTCAAGGGTGTATTCAAGTTCTGAATCCTTGTAGTGAAAACTAGTTATCTTATTCTCTTTGCAAAACTCATCGATAATTTGTGATTTTGCTTTCTGCGTTTCTAGAATCACTTTGAGTGCTTCTTTTGATATCGTTCCATTAACTGTTACCTTCATCTTTGTTCTCCTCACCAACTTGGTATTTGTTTGCCTTATCCGCATCCACAAAGTTGAGCGATTGCAGTCGCTTGTTCCCACCCACAATAGGTTCTAGTCCAAGCAAAGCTCTGGATTCATTTAAGGTCATGATCCCTAGGCTCATCAGTTTTTCGATGGCACTCACTTTTGTATTCCAGCTTGCATACTGCAATCGTTCACTATAGAAAATAATTTCTTCACCACGAGTTAACTCATTTTCGGTGAGCAGTCCCAAAGAAAAAGCCTCTGATAGCTGAATAGCTAGAGGCTCAATGGTTGACTCATAAAACGAGTTGAAGTCTTCTTCACTATATTTGTTTGCGAAGATTGGTGCTGATACGCCAAAATAGTCGAGTATTTTGGATTGTAAGAATTCGAGTGTTTCTTTGTCGATCAACTTGGGATCTACTGTTAAAGGTATGTATTCAGATTTTAAGTCAATCGGGATAATCGAGCTTCCTTTAGTACTGATAGAATCGTTGAGAGCTAAATCAAAGAGCTCTCTTTGCTTCTTCTTATCAACTTCTGAAAGCATCCCATTCATCTTGATGATTCCTTTAATCTGCATGGATGATCGGACTGCGTTATCGATGCCCTGAAGCACATTTTCATTGATTGAGATGGTTTTTAGGATTGCTTCATGATCGCCAGACGATCCATTCCCACCAAAGATATCATTGGATGCAAAGTACTTCCTCAAGTGGATAACATTCTCATACGGCAGTATAAATTGTTGGCCATCCTCGAAGTAGAACTTCAAGTAATAACCATCCGCATTATCTACTATTGCTTCTACCAAAATCGGTCGGAGTGGATAGAGTGCTTTAAGCCCACCATTCAACGAATCAAACATTGGATAAACAAATGCATTATCATTCAGTAGCAATAGCGTAATTACTTTATAGATAAAGTCGTAAGGTGTCATGAGTGAGTTAGGCTTGTGCTTCAATAAAAAAGACAGTCGACCTTGTTTCTCGGTTACTGTCTTGTCTGCTTTAGTTTTGATGTATCTTGGTTTGAGTTTTGCACATTGGCTCGCAACCCTATCGATACATATCTTAACCACATCACTTTTGGATATGTTGTTACCAAAAGGTGTGAAGAATGTATTGTTTTGATTTAATAACTGGAAGGTGTTTGTTGAACCTTCTTTTTTCTTTCTAGTAAATATCCCCATCATCACATCTCCTTGGACATATTATGCTTTTTATTCTAGGTATATTCCATAATATTCTGCAATTTTTCTTAAATTCATGATAAATAATTGAAAATCAACTGTGTCGACATCTAGTTTTGCTAATTTAGTGATTTTATTAATATACTCAAGGTTTCCATCATATACTTTTACTATTTCATTATTAAGTGAATAAATTGAAGGGTATAGTTCCGAGAAGCATAGTATCAAGCCAACATGACGGACAAAATTATACAATACCTTTACTGCAGAACCTGGATAAGATTTTTTTAGATTTGATATGCTTACCGATAATGAATATTTACTATTTTCGAATATAGTGCCAATCATTGACAAACAATCAAGTTGTAAACTCACACTCCCATTTAATAGTTTCTGATTTTTTAGGAATTTAAAATAAGTTAAATATCCTATTTGTTTTGCTCTCATCTCAGAGTAAAAATATAGCGCAAGCCAATAATCATGATTGGTGATTGCTTCAACTTTCGAATGTGTGTATTTCTTTGAAAATGATAGATAGTCGACCAAATGAATCAGTTCATGTGAAATAGTTTCAACCATTTCATAGCTTTTTTGTAAATCTTTTCTAATCAAAATATAAAAATAACCGTTATCAGGTAATGGTATAACCATTGACCCCAAACTATCTACTTCATCCGAAACAACATCAGTTCTTAATTGTCTCTTACGAGATAAAACATCAACTACAAATTCAAATCTAATTAAGTTCTTAATCTCGTTAATACAATGAAACTGAATACTGATTTCATCAATAATTAAATTTGTTAATTCTATATGATCCATAAATATCACCTTCACTAAATTATAGCATATTTTCGTAATCAGTTTTATATCGATTTAAAACTGCATATGCGATAACAAGTGCAACAGTTCCATCAATTCGCTTGTATTTGGAGTTAAGTTTCGAAGGTTGAATATTTCCATTCAAGTCAACTTTGGCTTGGGTGTTAGACAAGCACCATTTCATGATCTGATTATTGTCGTAGTTGATCAACTTATTCTTTAAATCTGCTTCCAATTGTTTCATTGGTTCAGATAAAGAGTAGACACCTTGACGAACCTTCTCCATGTTAAATCCTAGCTCTTCCATTTCTTTAATCCAATATTGCGAATTCCAGGGATCGAATCCTACCCAAAGAGGTCTAATTTGGTGCTCATGAATCATCTTCATAAACCATTGAGTCACCAATGAGAAATCATTCTGGCTTCCATCGGTGAGTGTAATTAACCCTCGTTTAATCCAAATATCATATGGGACGTTATCCTCTTCTATGCGTTTCTTAACAACATCACTTGGCATAAAGAAATGTGCTAAAACATACTTCTTGTTGTCATCCTTTTTCTGAATGACTAGAACAGCTGCAGTTAAATCGGTAGTTGATGATAAATCTACTCCACCGATAGCATAAGAGTTCTTGAGTGTGTTTAACTCATACTTGGCTTCATTGTTCAAATCGTCAAATGACAACCATGCACCTTGATCGACTTGTTTGATATTGAAGTCTTTACATAACATCGTAACTCTTGTTGAATGATCATTCTTCGATTTATTCATGACATCTTCCAAATATGAAGTCAGTTTCACTACACCTATACTTGGATTTGATTTCTGCCAATTCCTAGAATCGTCATATATTTCCTGAGTATTGTCTTGGGTATATAACCAAGGAAGCACTCGCTCATCGCTTATTTCACCTTTTAGCATCTTCCTTGCATAATCTAATTTGTTATCAAGAAAGCCTCCTACTGTAGTCCCTTCGGTGGTGATAATGAATATTAATGGTTCTTTTTTAGTTGATTGGCTTTGCTTGATAGCATCATAGACTTTTGAATCCGTCATTTCATGGACTTCGTCAATACAACCAACCTCGATGTTATAACCGTCTTTGTTTCTACTCTGAGCAGACAATTTTTTGATTTTATTCTTTGTCCTTGGAGAATAAATAAAGAAAATATTTTTTTTACTACGCTTCTCATTGGACAGTGCAGGAGATTGCTCTCGCATGTTGTTGATTTCTTCGAAGAGAATATTGGCTTGTTCACTTGTATTGGAAGCACATACGATATCAACACCACCTTTTGATAAAAAGAACTCAGCAAGGTCAATACCAGCGATAAAGGTGGTCTTTCCATTCTTGCGAGCAATCAATAATATGACTTCATTAAATCTTCGTAAACCAGAATCCTTCAATTTGAATCCATAGGCGGTTTGAATGATTGCTTTTTCCCAAAGCTCTAATAAAAACGATTGACCATTAAATGGTGACTTTGTGTGTTTACAAAAGGTTTCTATAAAATCAATTCGAAGATTCCCTGGTGCTTCATCAAAAACATATCTCGGGTTTTTCAAATCCTGAATCAATGTATCTAGCTGTTTTTTTAATTCCTCACCAACTAGAATGTTTCCATCTACTATTTGACGATAGTATTCAATTAAGTAGTTCATTAGGTGTTTGCTTTCTTAAGAAACTCATCGAATGCATCATCACCATCAATAACATTCTTACCCATGATTGAGTTCAGTGTTTTGATGACTGTTCCATATGAATTAATGAGTTTAGTATAATATTTAGCAGCTTCTGTCTGTCTTTGAGCACCTTTACTTGAAACTTGAACTGCACCATGTTTTCTTATTTGCTTTTGAAGAATGCCAAGTTCAACCTTCATGAAGGCAGCTTGCTCAAGTAGGTTATCTACCAGTTGAGTTTTGGTTTCATCAACGGAAGAAAAAAGCGACCGCAGTCGCTCTAGTTCTATATTGATATCTTTTAGTTTAGACACAACAACACCTCATTCGAATATAGCTTCTGGACATATCATAACCGGTCCTACTGCATTCATTCCAAAGATTCTATTTGCTAGGTAATTGAACTCCATATTGTGTATCATTCCCTCTTCGTTGACTAGAACGATATGACCAGGAATCCTCAAAGGATAAACCTCGATATATCCTTTAACTTGTTCTTGAAGTTCATTCAGTTCGAATGCGGAACACTTTGGTTTTATAAAAAAGATGGAATTATCAGTATTTAGTACTAGAGCCTTGTCTTGATAGATGCCACTTAAAAACAATCTAAGAGGAATCACACTTGACCTGTTGCATTCTGAACAGCACTCTTCATTTCCAATTGGGTGGGCATTGTGTGAGTCACCCAAGATTTCTTTATTGCACAAGATGCATATCATTGTTAATTACCTCTAATAAGTCTTCCTCTGGGATGATTGCTAAATCTCCCCATGTGCCATGTAGTTGATCAAGTCCGTCAATGTATTCAATGACTCCTTCTCTACCGTTATAATGATCTTCACCTTTCATATCGATGATTCTGATTTTATCTCCAATTTTGAACATGATAATTACCTCCTAAGGTTAGTAATATATATCACTCTAAAGAGAGAAGATAGCAAGTAAAAAGCGACCTAAGTCGCTCGTTTACGATAGTCTTGGTAACAATATTAAATAGACACTACCATTTTCACTACTCTATCCTTTAATAGGTTTTTTTGAGTCGTTTAGTTCTTCTTTAGTAAAACCATCAGTGATTTTTCTTGTTCCAATTTCAGTTTTGGTGATATCAATAATTCTCTTATCTTCTGGTTTGTTTAGAGTTGGTTTATCACTTTGTTTATTATTATTTTCTGGCATAAGTGTATCTCCTTTCACAATATTTTAAAACCAATGACTATTGATAATATGATTGTAACCAATAGCATGAAAAGTGTAACAACATATAATCTACCTAAATTTTCCAATGTTGCTTTAATCTTATCTGTGGCATCTGAGTATGCTCTAATAAATAACACCTTAGAATAATATTCTTCATCGACAACTAATTTGTCATCGAATAAGACTATTGGTTTTGATGCATTTCCAGAGTTCTCTAATTCATTAATCCTCTTATTAAATGTATTGAACACATTTTCTAGATCATAAGATGTATTTAGTGTGAATATAACTCCAAAAAGTATAATGCTTAATAAGGCGGAACTGACAAATAATATTTGTACAAGAATTTTTGACTCCATATAAAGTTGAACAAAAGTAACATCTGATCTTGATTGTAAAGTAATTATTATGCCTAATAATGCAAGTAAGAAAGTAAATATTGATATCGTTCTATCCCTAAATATTTGTCTTGAATCGCGAATTCGTTCAAAAGCAGAAATCGCTGCATTTAAGTGTATATCAATAAAGCCTTTTGCGTTTTCTTGTAACATAAACTAACACTCTCTTTCATTTTAAGATAAGTTTTTTTCTCTATTCTAATACATGATAAGGTCATAATGAGATGAGAGTAAAAACCGAATTTCCAAAATTTTGATGCTGCATTTTTTAATTGCCACCCTGTACGGTACCCTCTATGAATTAATTTAGTATCGACGGGGGGGGATCACTTGACTCCATACAGCTCTCTAAGTATTCTTGCTCTGTCTTCTACAGCTACTTCAATTTTATTTGGAAACATGATATTTTTTTTAAATAAATGCTCAATAAAAATTCTCGCAAATGCATTGGCATCAACTTCGATTTCTTGAAGCATGTATTCTTCATATCCATCTTCTGGGTTTTTGTAATTATCGAATTCCCATTTCCACTTATCGGTTAAGTTATCTGATTGATAAATGTGTCTTTTTTCATGTGCCAATGCTGCAATAGCTTTTATTTCCAGTTCAGAAGGCTTGTTTCCATTCATTTCTTTGCCATCTAGATATCTCAAATCTAAACAAACTATTCTCTTTTTAATATCAAAATAACTTTTAAACTCACTTGAGTCAAACTCAGCAAATATTAAGTAACTTTGAGTGCCATATGCTTGGTTAATTGCCATTGATATACTTCGTATATTATTTTCAGTCACGAATCCACCTCTTAAAATACTATATTAATTATACCAATCATCCAGTAAAATTACCATCTTTATCAAATCTAACTTCCTTACTGAAGCGTTTATGCTCTTTGTTGTGACAATCTCTACAAAGTAATTCTAGGTTACCTTGATTGAGACTGACAGATGAGTCATTGACGTTATCGATTGTAATCTTTTCGATGTGATGTACTTCAATACCAATTTGCCCACAACGTTCACAAAGACTATTGACTGAGACTATCTTAAGCTCACGAGCAGCAAGCCATGCAGGTGACTTATAGAAGTTATGCAGAACCTTTGGCTTTTTCATATGCTTCTTTTAGCTCTGCTGCTTTTGCTTCTACATGCTCCCATCGGACAGGTAAATCTTCGCGACCCATGTGTCCATAGGCTGCTAACTTTTGAAACTTCACTGTTTCAAACTCTAGTTCTTTCCTAATGTTTCCTGGTGTGAAGTTAAAGTATTGTTTAACCAACTCAAGCAAGTCTTCATCGGATAATTTCCCAGTTCCTAAGGTATCGATCGAGACAGCGATTGGATTTGCTACTCCAATGGAATAGGACACACAAACTTCGCACGTGTCGGCCAATTCTGCCGCTACAACGGCTTTTGCTACGTATCTGGCATAATAACTCACACTGCGGTCAACCTTGCTTACGTCCTTCCCAGAAAAGGCTCCACCACCATGTTTAGCGTATCCACCATAAGTATCTACGATTATCTTTCTGCCAGTTAATCCTGAATCACCATAAGGACCACCAATGATGAATGCACCTGTAGGATTAATTAGAACATTGATACTAGTCAGATCCTTGCTGATCATTGGTTTGAGTACTTCCTCAATAATGATTTCTTTTGCGAGTGATAGGCTTGCTCCTGGTCTTGTTTGGGCTGAAACAATAATCGTGTCGTATGCAAAAGGTTGACCATCTACATATCTTACCGATACTTGGCACTTACCATCTGGACCAAAGATGTGGTTGTACTTAGCTTTTCTAAGTGCATCTACTTCTTTAGCAATCTCATGTGCAACTACAATCGGAAGTGGCATGAGCTCAGGAGTTTCATTGCATGCAAAACCATACATCATCCCCTGATCACCAGCACCCTGTTGATGATCTAGCGTTTCATTGACACCCTGTGCAATGTCTGGTGATTGTTTGGATATCTTTTCTAGGACACAAAACGTATCGTCATATCCGATGTCCTTGAGTACTTGTTTTGCAATATCTGAGTATTGAACGTTAGCTGTTGTTGTTACCTCTCCAAAGATAACAACTAAGTCATCTTTGATAGCTGTTTCAACTGCTACTCTTGCTGATTGATCTTGTTCAAAAATGGCATCCAGTATTGCATCACTGATTTGGTCACAGATTTTATCTGGATGTCCACTAAAGACCGATTCGCTTGTTATGATTTTCATGTTGTCCTCTTTTCTAGCAAGAAAAAGGAAGCACTTAGCCTCCTTGGTCTGCTTTGATTTGACTGTGTTATTTTATTGCTGCTTTTGGTAAGTATGCAGTGTACCTTGCGTAATGATATCCTTCGCTTTCGACTAAAATACCAAAATCGTGTGAATCAGATGTAACGAAGATACAGTGAAATACTTCTTCTTGGTCACAGTACATATGCTCTAGATTTTCTTTGATGAAATCGTAGTCATTCAGTGGATCCTTGATGAAGCATTCAAATAAATCTTTATCAATGACCACTTGTTTATCAATAACAAACTCATCATTAGGTATGAGTTCTGTTGATGTTGCTTTGCGTATAAAATTTGTTTTCATATTGTTGTCCTTCTAGTCGATTTTCCAAGCGGTATAGACGCTTCGGTAAGTGCAATCCCAAGTATCTAGAATAACGCCATCTTTACATA